AGTGCTGGGCCCCTCCGTTAAAATGAACCACTGATTGGGTCAGATGCCAGCGTAGCTCAATTGGCAGAGCAACTGATTTGTAATCAGTAGGTTGCCAGTTCAACTCTGGAATAGCCTTCCAATCTTCCTTTGGGCGATCCTTCCCCTGTCAAAGACCGTCTAACTACCCTGTTTTGTGTTTCACGATAGCGTCTATTCTCGCCTCACACAAACGGGTGACATTCACCCTTAACTGGCCTTGAAGTTAAGGAGCTCCTCTTAAACCTAATCCCGATGAAGGCTTACGTTAACCCATAGGGACAAAGATCACCTATTGACAACGAAATCATCTGCAGACAAGGCTTGGTGAATCTTAGCCAGCTTTGACATCAAAGCATGGTCATTGCAGCCTCGACTTCTCTTCGCTATCTTACGAGCCCAGCAGGAAGGGGGATTGATATGGAAATCGCATGTGGAGTCTTGGCTCTGACCTTGGTCCTCTTGGCAGGAGCTCTGCTTGGAGCCACTCGCCGCCGGAAAGAGTCGTCAGAACTGGTAGAAGAACTCCGATCTCTGTTTCAGCCACGTCCGCTCATCGAACGGGCGAGGATACGACGGGACGCTAGCCTACCGGGTTATGCTATCTCGCTGAAACTGCGGAACCATGGTGCTGTCCCCATGGATATCATAGAGGCATATGCCATCTCTCGCTTCAACGATGGTGAGGAATGCGGCACTCGTTGGTATCCGACCAAGAAGAGACTGCGGAGTTTGGAACCGGGGCGCACAACGACTATCCGGTTCGCAATCGAATCCAGAAAGGCGCAGAGGATCAAGTGGCCTTCATCAGTTAAGGTTGGTGTACGAATTAGAAGGGGCCTGCAGGACCACCTGGAGACTTGGGGGAACTTGCGTGTGGCGATCGATCCTGGATCAGTAAGAAAGGCGAGCCTAATCGATGAATCTTTGACGGCCCATTCCACACCACTAAACCGACGGCGTACGCACGCAAGCTGTTGACCGTATACGGCCACCAACGTGCTCCCCCGCCAGATCTCACTCCTTGCCCTCTTCCTTGAGCTTGTCAAAGAATCCTCTCAAGTACGGAGAGATCCTAACCATCGCGTCGTTTTTCCGTTCAAGCAAGGTCGCGTCGATCCGCGCCAACTCCGCTGGCGAGAAAAACTCCTTGAAGAATTCCCTGACCACCTTGCCAAGCCCCTCCCCCGGATAGAGGCTCTTGAGGAGCTCCGTATAGAGCAGGATGGTCCCGAGTCGTCGATCCTCAAGCTCCACAAGCTCCTCGGAGTGTTCGGTCACAACGGACTCGATGACGATTGCGCGGCCAGTAGTGACGGAGACCGCCTTTCGCAGCTCCGCCAACTGGCCTTCAACGGCGGTTATTCGCTTGTCCAGCTTGTCCGCTTCCGACTTTTTCATCGTTTTTCCTTTCGCTTGGCGTTGTATCTCGGACACTCGACACCTCGACTAAAGTCAACTCTCTCCCGCTCATGGCGACACCCGCCCTTTCCCGATGATCCGGTCCTCGAATTCATCTCCTAGTTCTTTGGCAATCTTGGGAATATCCATCTCCTCGCGCACGTTGAACGTTGCTTCATCCATGTGTATATGCACTTCGGTTGTTTGTCCTCCTCCGCCCGCGCCGGCGTAGGCAAGTTGCCCCTGTCCGAAGGCGCCCGAGATGCGAGGGAGCGGTATCACCGCCTCGGGAACTCCATGCTCGGCAAGCAATCTGAAACTCGGCTTGGTAACGATTCCGCCCTTCTCAAGGCCGATCTTCTTGAGAAACTCGGCATACGAGCCGTACTCCGTTTTGAGTGCGGCGACTTTCTCCTCCATGCTGCCCGCACCCATCATAATGTCACGGATGAATGCCTTGTCCTCTTCCGGCACCTTCCCATAGAGGAAAACTCGCTCGGGATGCTCAAGGACATCGACGAACCCGCGCCCGACAAGCGCCGCCCCGACGCCGACTCCGACTCCGGCCGCGATCCCTCCGATCACGTCAAGTGCGGTAGAGATCCCGGCGGCGGCGGTACTGGCCGCGTCCTTAGCGGAGGTGAGCGCGTTTTTCGTACCCGTAGCGAACGCCCAGAGCTGATCCACAGCCCACTGAACGGCCCGGTCGATGCCTGATTCCAGGATCGCGTTAGCGAGGTTAGCCATGCCTTTGACAACGATACCGAGGATTGTCGTGCGGCTGTCACGGTAGGCTTGCTCTTCGTCGGCTAGTAAAAGGTCACGTTCGGCCTGAGCTTCGACTAGAGCGGTGTTATAGTCCTCCTCTATCTTCTCACGGTCTTGACGGGCAGTGTCGACGATCTCGGTCCGGCGTTCCTGGAAGTCCTGTTCAGCTTCTTCGAGTTTGGCGTCTCTCTCTTCGTAAAGCTCCGCGACGTGCTCGGTATAGCTTTTCTCGATCTCTTCCAGGCGATCTTTGTGATCCGTCTCGATCTTCTCACGCTGCCAAACCTCTTCTTGAACCCGCTCTTCCTCCGCCCTCGCCGCGTTCGTCTGGATGTCCTCTAGCCTCCGTTCCTTTCTCAGTTCTATGTCTGCCAGTCTCTCGCCGTGGTCCTCCGTAAGCTCTTCCTTACGATCCAACAGATCCTCTAAACGGTCTCCGCTGGCTTTGGCTATCTCCTCTTCCAGATCGGCGAGATCTCTGCCATAGCGGGTGTTTTCATCCTCGATCGAGCGGTTATAGTCTACGGTCGTGTCTTCCCTGGCGTCCTGGAATCTCTCTTCATCCTTGAGCCTGGACCGCTGTAAGCCCCGCTCCAAGTCGGCGATCTTGTCCGCATAGCTTTCTTGCTGCTTTGCCAGGCTCTTGAGACGATCCCCCTGAAGGTCCGCCATCTCCTCCGAGAGGTCCTGGATATCTCCCAGGCTCTCCTTATAGTCATCACGGAGATCCTTTAGCGATTCGGCCTCTCCTTCGTTGATCTCTTTGAGTTTCTTCACCCGGTCTTCGTCAATTTCTGTGGTTCGGTCCGCGTAGTTTTGGTGAATGTCTTCGAGCGTCTCCCCATGCTCCTTTGCCTCTTCTCTCATCTCCCCAAAGTGATCCTTCACCGTCTTAATGATGCCGGAAAGGGTATTGGTTACTGCGCTTTTTACGTCTTTGAAAAAGTCCTTGACTGCATCTCCGAAGGTATAAACTTCATCGGCGGTATCCTCTACAACAACCCCCAAAGCCTTGATTCTGTCCATCAGATCGAGAACCGTCTTATCGACCTCCATGTTGTTCTCTACGAAAAAGTCCTGATACCCGCTCAACTCGCCGTAGAGCTTTTGGAGATCCCGGACGGCAAGGGCGTATTCGATCGTTCCCTTTTCCGAACCGGACAGCGCCGTTTCCATCTCCTCTAATCGATCAATCGCCTTTTGGGTCTCTTCGCCAACGACTTCATAGGCGGCGGTCACTTTTCCCTGTGCGTCGGCAACGGCTAGAGCCCGGGCTATTGTTCCCTCTGCCCATCGAACCCCTTGGGCGTGCATCCTGTCCATAGCCCTCACGGTCGCGTCGGCGGCCCCTTGGTGGAGTTTTTGCAGTTCTGGGTAAGCCTCGCTCCAACTGTCGATGATCTCGTTGATGAGCCGGGACCACTGTCTCATCGCCGCTTCCGTGGAAGGTGCACCCTCCAGCGCCTCGTATGCCTCTTTGACTTCCCCCTTCAACGTCTCTAGGTCTTTCGTGGTGAGGCCGATTGGCCCTTGTCCATACTCAAGCGACTTGATGAACCACTCGTATTCTGTGGCGAGGGCCTCGGCGGCGGCTTGGGATTCCTCCGCTTCTTGATTGAATGAATGGAGAACGGCGGCGGCTTCTCCTGCCTCCTCCCCCATCCTCTCAAAGCCCTTCTTGATATTGCCGAGCACGGTAGGCATTACTTTCCCGGCTTGGTAGGCGATGAGGAACAGCGCCCCGATCCCGACAAGAGCCAAACCTACCGGGCTACCGGCGGCGATCGCCGCGCCGAGCGTAGTGAATCCCGTCAAGACGCTTGTTATCCAGTTGGCCACCTTGAGCGCGATGAGTGCGCCGAACGCAATGGTGACAGCCTCCAAGGCCGTTACCAGGCCGCGCCGGTGCTCGACAACCCACTCGATCCCTTCCTTCACCTTGTCGATGAAAGCCTTGAACTTCTTTGCTAGGAAGTCACTCCCCTCCGCGCCTTCGGCCATGCTGTTTACTAAAGGAATGAGGGTCTCCTTCACGAAGTCCTGAAGGATCGGAATGAGTTTCTCGCCGACGGTCGTTTTAAGAAGATCCCAGGAGCCTTTGAGTATTTTTATTTGGCCGCTCAGGGTATTCTGTCGGATCTCCATTTGGTCAAAAGCGGCGGTCGTGTCGGTTATGCTTTCTTGATAGTCCTCCAGGCTTTCCGCCCCTACGCCGACGAGCACGGAGAACTGTTTCACCGCTTCCGCGCCAAAGAGCGTTGAGAGCGCCGCAGACTTCTGTTCATCGGTTAGCCCCTTGAACCGATCCTGGAGCACGCCGATCAATTCTGTCGCCCCGATGAATTCGCCGTTCGCGTTAAAGAACTCGATATTGAGCTCTTCCATCACCCCCGTCATCTCTTTGGTGGGATCGGCAAGACGCAAAAACGCCGTCGCCAAACTACGGGTCGCCATTGATCCTTGAAGGTTCGCGTCTCCTAACTTCCCAACGATAGACAGACCCTCCTCAAGGGGAATGTTTAGATCGGCGCAGATAGGTGCAAAGTATTTCATCGACTCGCTGAGAGTCTGAACGGTGGTATTGGATGAAGACGCCGCAGCCGCCAGCGCGTTCGCCACCCGCGCCGATTCCTCCGTCTCCATTCGCATTCCATTGAGCATCCCCGCTGCAATCTCCGCCGCTTCTCCAAGCCCGATCATCTGAGACGATGCCAAGGCGACAACCCCGTCCATAGCGACGACAGTTTTGTTCACATCGAATCCAGCTCTTCCGAGGGCCTCTAGTCCCTCGGCAATCTGGGTCAAAGTGAACTCAGACGTCCGCCCGAGGTCTTTTGCCTTCTTCTCAAGAACCTCGTATTCCTTTCCGGTGGCCCCAGTTACTGCTTTTACTGCGGCCATTTTTTGTTCGAATTCCGCAGCAGTCTTGATTGAAGAAACGAAGAACTTGCCAAGTGCATAGCTGGCGACGGCAATACTAGCCACAAGGACAACCTTAAATACCTTAGCAAGGGTCTTCATGGTTTTGCCGAGACGGGCACCCATTGTCTTGCCAGTAGCCTCAACGCCCTTCAGCTCGGCGACAGCGGCGGCCCCATTTGTTTTTATAGTCGCTATGAGCCTAAATACCTCGGTTCCCATCTATCTCACCCTCAAAGCAAAAAGCCCCTCCTTTTTACAGGAGAGGCTCAGTCAGCCGATCGCTGTCGGCACCTACCTCTAAGATCGTTTGCTCAACCAAGTATAACAGATCCCGCGACAGAAGTCTGGGGATTTCTCCTTCCGTCCTATTCCGTTTAGTTACCCCTGAAACCGTGACAAATGCCCCGATGAAAGAGGGTGACAGACGCACGTCCGCCTTCAACGCGGGATGAAGGGATACGCGAAGGTAGGGCAAGCTCGGAGCTCGTTAGGGTCCTCAAGGAGGAGATCAGACGCCTTGAGCGAGAGAACGAATGGCTACGCTCCCGGGTCGAGGACCTGCTTGGCGGCGCTCAAGGTAGTCGGCCCCCCTATAGCCTCCGCACGTGCCCGACAATGCCAAGCACGCCGACAATCGCCATCGGAACGCCAAGGAAGGCCCACCACCCGCGCCACGTTAAGACGCCTCCGCCAAGGGCAAGAGCCGAATAGACCACGATCCACCGCTTAGCGCTCATGTGCCGGCCTACGAATAAATCGATCTTGCGAAAGCTCATCACGCCTCCTCCGGCTGATATCGCAAATCGATGGTTACACCTTCCATGGCTAGCACGTACGCCAAAGTGATCGCCTTCGCCATCTGCTTGGGCTTCGCCTTCGCCTGCGTTTTGAGCGGACGATGGCGCGAGATCAGCTTCTTCTTCCAGAAGAGCGTAGCCAGGCTACAGTCCTTTCCGTTGTCGACGGTGCTCAGCACCCACGCGCCGCCCCGGATCTTGCTCATCGGGTTGTAAACCTCGTTGAGCAACTCCATCGCGGCATTCATGTCTCGTGAATACGGTTTAGGGACTTCGCCGCCATAAGTTCGCCCTGTCGCTATTGACAAGCATCGGTGCGCAACCGCATCGAGCTCCTCATTCGATAGCTTTAGGATCTCCTTTTTATTCACCGTTCACCTCCTACTTTCCAAGCTCTCACACCAAACGCTCTCTCTTTCATCCTTGCGTTACCCAGCCTACCCTCGAGGTAAACTGAAAAGAAGCGGCGGCGGTCCTATAAGCGGGGGTACCCCCTCCCCAGTGGGTTTTCGACTTCGCTTTTTCTTCCCCCGTTGTTGGCAGGACCGCCGCTCAGCATCATTACGCAACCTTCTCCTCGAATTGCTCTGCGAGCTCTTCCAGCTTGATTTGTACCAAAGACAGAGCATCGAGCTCTCTCTCATCGAGGCTGTAGCGGAGTGCGTACTCTTCACCCGCTTCGACTGCGGCGGTCAACTGATCGATGAAAGAGGGCTTAGGGCGCTCGAGCTTCGTTAGTTTGGCTTCCACTTCTCACCTCCTGGCTTTCGGAGTAGAATGAGGCAGGGCGGCGGCCCGTTGCTTGTTTCGTTTTGGTCCAGTGGCAACCGATATCCGCCCTTTACTTTACTTGACCCGGACCGCCGTCCTTAGTTGATACTGCCAATACTCTGCACGCTGTTCACAGTAGACTGTAAGGAGAACAGCGGCTCAGCTTGCTAGTTTCAGTCGGTCTAGTGGCACCCGTGTTACTCCGCCCCTTGGTTGCCGAGCCGCTGTTTGTAAAGAGATAACACCGGCCTGTCAGGAACACGCAGGGAGCGGGTTTCACTCTTGACAGAACCGGCGCTTTCATCATCTTAGATGCTCAAGGAATGTTTCTGCGCGTAGACGCTGCACAAACCAAGATTCAAGCTCTGCGGAAGTGAGTTCGCCAAGGTAGGACGTGGTTGCGAGCATCCGTTCAATCGCCGGCCCGCGCAGGCTTGGCGATTCAGGCAGATAGATAGCGTCACCGTTCAGGGTGCCAACGATCCGATAAAGCGGAAACTTCTCGGGGTAGACATCTTCGAGGGGATGTGATAGACTGTCACCGCTTTTAGGTTTGTCCCGTGTTGGCGCACGGGGGCTCGCCTCTCCCTCATGGGGAGGGGCGTTGCTTTGGAGAGTCTTCACTTGCATCTTGAACCTCCTTCTCTTCTTCGAGTTCCCAGTGATAGTGAGACCGTACCGCTTCCTCGATAACTTCCCTCATAGAGATCCGGCGCTCGTATGCCTCACGACGCACCTTGTTATGCAGCTCTCTAGTGATTGTCACTTTTGTGAAGTTTGTCTTTTGTACCATATCGCCTATTGTACCACCGTACTACCTCGTTGTCAAGAAGGAGAACAGAGGACATTCGTCACCTCTTAATGGTCCGTTTGTCCTCATTGCTTAATGATCACGCTCCAGTCGCCATCTGCATCAATATCGAGAAAATAGCTTTGTGCGCTCTCAACGTTAATTGAAGTGGAGCCGTCGTAACTTCCGATCACGTTCGCCAAGAGATCTATCCAGTTCCCTTGAGTGTCCTTTAAGATCACGATGAAGTTAGAGCTGCCGTTGTGGATCATGCGAAAGATGGCGAGTCCCCGCGAGAGTGCAAAAAAGGGAGTGACTTGTGGACCGTGGCCGCTCCAGCTATAAATCTCCTCTGGTTCTGAAGGCTCCGGAGGCGGTTGCCAAGGTTCTACCGAAATGGTCTTGGTTGCCGTTGCTTGAGCACTGTCATCATCCGTAACTGTAAGCACAATGGCATAGGTCCTAGCGGTGTCAGTAATGTACAAAGTAGAAGCGGTCTTTACGTAATGATAGCTGTCGCTGTCCCCGTTTCCGAAGTCCCAGTCATACAAGACAATCTCACCGTCTAGATCATAAGAAGCTGAGGCATCGACGTGGACTAAAAGAGGAGAGGTTCCAGATAGGCTATCGCAGGTGAATTTCGCAACAGGTGGTAAGTTAATTTCTGGTTCTGGAGGCTCAGGCTCAGGTTCCGGTTCAGGCTCAGGAGGAAGCACTGTGATCTCTATATCCGCGCTTGCCTGAGCGCCGTCATTGTCGGTGATGACAAGGGCCACGCTATAAGCTCTGGCGGTTTCGGTGACGTACAAGACCGAAGCCGTATTGACATATTGGTGGTTCTCAGTTTGTCCGTTCCCAAAGTCCCACTCATAGCTGATGATCTCGCCGTCCGAATCGTAGGATAAAGAAGCGTCGAACTGGACCGTAAGCGGTGAATGTCCCGATGAGTGACTGCAAGTGAAAAGAGCAATGGGTGACACATTCGGCTTGAAGCACCCACCTAGGAGGACCGCTAAGGTTATTCCGAGCAACAGCAATCCCACGGTGAAGAGTCTCTTTCTCTTCATTTTCGCACCCCCTTCCCTTTATTTTTCCGGGCTGTCGTGGGATGCTGCGAGCAAAGCGTCGATCATTACCGCAAAAGGGAGATGACTGTAACGCATATAACATTCGATTGCAAGTGGTTGGCTTCGGTTCATTTTCCCTTCGGTAACGTTAGTACCCATTCCCACCATCTCTTCCGCTCTACTTTCCTCTCCTCCTCCTGACAGGCGGGCGATGCTCAATGGAGTTGCACAAGAGTCAGAGCACCGCCCGCCCTTGAGAGCGGCAACCATAAGAAGGATCGGCGAGATCCGCTTTCTGAAAAGACTCAGGAAGTGTGCCACTCTCAGTCTCAAGATACGATATAAGACCACAACTGTCCAGAGACTTTGCTATATCTTGCGTTGTGATCGGAGTTAGCCGTGTCCGTCACGCTACCGCCTTCGCTTGGCGAAAGGATTTAAGGGCCTCCTCAAGCTCAGGATCAACGATATGCGTATAGATCTCCGTTGTTGCGAGGTATGCGTGGCCTAGAGCTTTCTGAACAAGGACAATCTTGCTTGTTTCCCGGTAAAGGTCCGTGGCGAACGTGTGTCTCAGAGTGTGGGGAGTTATCCGCTTCTCTATCCCGGCCTTCCTTGCGTACCGCTTCACCATCCTCTGAACGTACCGATGACCCAGGGGCCGTCCTTGCAGGGTGGTAAAGACGTGTTTGCAGTCGCCACATACCGCCGCTTGCCGTTCTCTGAGGTGTCTCAGGCGGTCAATATCGGGTTCGCCTAGCCATAGGCTACGGTCCTTGTGGCCCTTGCCTTGACGCACCATCAGCTTGCCCGTCGTTAGGTCAACGTCGCGCCACTTGAGGGCCGTCACCTCTGCAAGCCTCAAGCCGGTGTCAAGCATGATTGTCAGCATTGTCTTGTTGCGCTCACCTGTCGGGTAGCGTGGGTTTGGTTGCTCCAATAGCGCCGCTTGTTCTGGTTCTGTCAGCACTTCCGGAATCTTCGTTCCCTTCGTTGCGTGGTGATTCATTGTCAACCTCCCTTCGTGGGTTCGCACAATACCATATTCTACGGCCTCTATAACGGAGTATAGCACCTCCCTCGACGGATGTCAAGAGGAAACGGCCTTATTCACGGGTGAGGATATAGAAACAGTCCGGGCCGCGCCGGTGGTGAACCGGTCAAAAGTATCTCCGGGGAGGCCCGATCCAACAAGACGGCCCGTAAACACCTTCGAGGAGAAGGAGACAAGCATGGTTGGACCGACCCTCTGAAGGCGTAAGGCTAGGTAAGCGTTGGCTTCACCGGGCGGCCTCCTCTGGACTGGGACTGTCTTCTCAGCCGCGTGCGCGTGGTTTTGAGGACAGAGTTTTTTTCAAACCGTCGCGTTTGTCGCGGCGGCGATCTTCCCGTGGGAAAGACGCACTTGACGCTAGGCCCACTGGAAGGCCATCATGCGAAAAGGGCGATAAGAAATGAAGTGGTTCATACCTGGAGCGAAGGACGAAGAGGGAGCGATTCAAGTCTATCAGGCCATCAAGAAGCATCTAGGAAAGGAACTTGGGGCCGCCAGCTTCGCCAACAGACGGATTCGCAAGATCAATTTCTATGACAACCGGAAGACATATGAAGCGGAAGTCGGCAAGAGACTCTTGCTCACTGGCGAAAAAGTCATCGCGATTCTATATGAACCTGCGCGGGATCTTTACCATGTTTGCACACCAACAAGAGGAGTCTTGCGTGGAATATCCGTCCTTGTGGGTGGCGACGAGGTGAGCTTCTTGGAGGATTTCGACCCGGAATAAGATTTCTTCCGCCTACGGCCACGTTTGCCGTCGATCATTGTCATTCTTTAAGGACTCCCAGAATTCTGAGCGCCTCTCGCAACAAAAGACGCTTCCCCCCAGGGGGAATCCCTTCCCCCGATAACTCGCCCCGCTGTTGTCCCATTCAGGAATCGGACACCCGTCACCTCGCCATGCCATAATTGCGGCCTCCGGAGGGGACTACACCTAGAACCCTGTTCCTGTCTGCGTTTACGCGATCTCGCAACAAAAGTAGCCTTTTGTTGCGTAAGTTTCGAGGCAAAGGGCAGTCAATGGAATCGATGAAACGCCGTACTTATACGGGTATAATCACCCCAGGACACTTCACAGACTCGATTCTAGGGGGTCCTCCCTCGACCGTTTGGCCCCTAGGTCGCCCCGTTCACCTGGTTACTCCGGCCACGTCACACTCTCGACCGCGATAAACACGGACCCCGCACGTCGCCAACAAGCCAACCCCGCCGCAACGATCAGGTCATCATATCCGCCAGTCTTGAACGGCTCGAATTGAAGGTTAGCCGAAGGTGTCGCCTTCATCCTGAAACCGCGTAGCTCTTCCATCATATCCGTGGCGTAAGGGCTTCTTGAATCGAGATGGAGGCGTGAGTGCTTCGACCCGTCCTCCTCTATTATGATTCCCGCTAGAGCTGACAGCCTCGATATGAGGGCCGTCTTCGGTATGTTGATATGACGTCCCCCGCTCACATACTCCTCTGTGACCGTATTCCCGCCGGTGAGGTTGACGCCTGTCACCTCAAGGCCCCGCGCCCTCATCTCTTGAACGATCGGATCACCTAACCCGGATTGATCGACCAGGATCTCATCAGGACCATAGTTGTCTATCTCATCCGGTTCCTTTCCGGCGTCCTTATCCCTTTGATCCTGTATCGCCTTGATGTTATCCCGGATCTCGATGACCCGAGCGATGATAGCGAAAAGAGATGTCCCCCGTGGCAACCGCTCGTATAGTCTGGAGTCGAACTCATCCTCAACCCCGTCCACTTCCTCCACCACCATAATCGCGGTGTAGTCCCCAGTTTGTTTTAGTGCTAGATCGACCCCCATCTTTATAGATCCCATAGCTTCACCCCTTTAGCGAAAACCGCCTTGATCTCCTCATCCGTGAACACCGCCGTCTCGGACTCCTCGAATTCACAAAGATATTCCTGCGAAAACCACGCGCGACCCAGGACGCGCCGCTCCTCTTCGAGAAACTCCTTCGAGATACGCGGACATTCCGGAGCGGGTAGCTTGATCTTTAGCCACTCGCCTCCGCCTTTCTCCCACGTCTCATAGAAGAAGCCTTGCTTGCCAAAGCCCGTCGAGAGTAGAACCAGGCGACCGTTGCTCACCGCCAACATCGGCCGCACCGATCGGTAGAGATCGTCCGGGGTTCTCGCCGCCTCATCGACTACGAGGAGGGCAACGCCGGAGTAGCCCCTCACCGTTTGCTCTTTGCCCGGTAGCGAGATGATCCTGCTACCATTGTCAAGCCTTAGCCGGAGGGCACTCTCTTGCGTCGTGGGAACGTATTCAGCTATCGAGCGGTAGAGGTCGAGCACCTTCCGGAAGAGCTCGGAGGATTGTCTCAAAGAAGGAGACAAGAGTAGGACTAGCGCCCGATCGCGCCCGGTGAAGCGTTCAGGGTACGCCGCCGTATACAGTGCGAGGAGTGCGGCGATCGAGCTTTTCCCTGACTGTCGGCAACAGTTTAGGATGATCCGGCCGTCCTCGCTTTCCATCACCTTCACTTGCCAGGGGTCGAGATCCCACCCGGCGACGCGCTCTGCAAACTTCACCGGAGATAGGCTGTAAAGCAAGTCCGTCTGTAGCGCGGTCTCAATCCCGTTCATCTAACGCCTCCACAAGTGCTTTCTTCGCCTCCGGATACGGTTGTAACTTAGTGATGATCTTCTGTCTCAGTTCTAGCCACTCTGGGGACCTCAAAACGTCAACCCCCGCTGATGCTTGAATAGCAACGATCATCTTAGCCAAGAGCTCGATCGACCCACGCGCTTCTTTGATGCACCCGAGGGCCGTCTTCCAGTCCTTCGCTTCCTCCGCCGTGTCCAGGATCGTCAACGCCCTGTCTTTTAGGCTGTTCACTTCATCTAGCAGGTCCCCCGCTCTGACCTCTTCCTTGGCTTCCTCCACCTCTACAGCCTTGGCAAGCATGGCCGGGATATGGTTGTTTGCGTGGCGTTCGATTGCCGATCTTGACACCCCGAAGCGTCCCGATATGTCCCGGTATGACTCCCCTGCTACAATCGCCTTGTCAATCGCATCCCGTTTAGGATGCACACAAACGCTACACTTCCTTGACATTGTCTGTCCCGTTTCCTCCGTTTAGGAGCTGCTTCAATTGCTCGATGCACCCTTGTGGATCGCGCCGAAGCATGTCAGTTGAGAATTGGAGGACCCGCCAACCGTATACGGTCGCAAGGTTGAGCTTGCGGTAGTCGGCAACTTGTCCGGCGCGTGTATGCCCACTGCGACTCAGCCAAACACCGCCTTGGATCTCTACGCCAACTTTGAGCGGTAGCCAGGCGAAGTCCAGTTCGTATCGACGCTTAGGGATTACCCGCCGGTAGTTACGGACGTACCCCCCTATCCCGTTGTACTTCAGCAGGGTCTCAAATCCATCTTCCAGTTCGCTCTTCTTCGCTTGTCGCTTCCCCATCTTCCTCACCGTCCCTAGAACGGTACGGACTCCTCACAGGCTATGAGTTCATGCAGTTCGGAGATCGGTTTCAGCTCGTCGGCTAGCTTGTAGTGATTGAGAATGCCGTATCCGAAGTCTTTCCTGGGGCACTTCACCATTTCGGTATCCCACTCCCAACCGATCAGCTCCGCCTCTCCCGTTGCATCATCGAAACCAGCAAGGACAAGGATGTCTGCATGTGGTTTGTCGACTTCTCGAAGCAAGTGGTGGGGCTTTCGGTACGTCTTGACGTCGATCGTTCCTGCGGGAGTCTGGAAGTCGATGCCATGATCACCCGCAGGGCGCTCTTCCGCATCAACCTCCAAACCGAATTCCTCGGCAAACGCAACCTCGCCTGCGGCTCCAACCAAGTCATAGGCATCGCTTAAGGGACGTGTGCTCCTGTGACCGAGATGGACCCGGGTCCGACTCTCCGCAACAACGGTCGCTCCCACTTGTCTACCGCTGCTCTCGTTGGCGGAATGACTCCGGAGATCTTCACCGTGGAAAGGTCTGGAATCGCCATTGGAAACGATTGCTGGTAACCTTTCCACGGAAGTCGGAAGGGTATATAACTCATCTTCTTCCTCTTCTTTTATTTCCCCCTCTCCCCCGTGGGGTGATATTTGTGGTAAGGTTAGAGATTTTGCGATCAGGTCTGCACATTCGACCGATACACGCCATTTTGTGGCAACGCCCGAACCTCTCTTGTCGCCGTCTACCAGGGTTAGGCCCACAAGGTCGTCAAGGTGTCGCCTTGTGGTGCTTGTGGGCAGCCCGACGGCCGTGGCAACGTCCGATGTCGTTACCTCATCCGCTTGTTCTAGGAGATACGAAAGGATTCTCCAACGTGTGTGTGAGATCGTGTCAGTAGCTACTTGCTGGACAATTACGAAGTCCTCAGGTTCTACTGTCGTAGCGCCCCGCAACATAGCCAAGGCTTGGCCGAGTTTATAGAGCTGCTTTACAAGGCGGGTTGGGACTTCTGGTTCAGGTGTTAATTGAAGTTCCTTATGGTAGGGATCTCTTACCGTTCCTGACCTAGCCAGAGCAACTAAGGTAGCAAGGCTATCGAGCGCATCGCTTAGGTCCTCAGGCCATTGTGGGCTTTGATCCATCTCTATACCTGCAATGCAGCCTGCCATTGCCTCTCGCAGTTCACTTCGCATCTGCGTTTCTTTTCCGACAGTGCTCCGAGCGGCCTTGGCAAGAGCTTCTCTCCTCGGAAGCGGTGGGCGTATTTGCAGAAATCGCTCCCCCAACAGGCCGTATACAGATTGGTGCTGATCAATAACGGGCGTGCATCCAGCGATGAACCCAAGCTTACCTTCCCAAACCACACTTTCCCCGGTTCCGAACTCCTTCCGATAACTGCCGTCGGCGATCTCACGAAGCTGCGAGAGAATGGCCTGGCGGGAGTCACGGTGCATGGATAAGACGGTTGTGAAGTCCTTGACCGTCAATATCGTTCCCGGTTGTAGCTTCTTCAACAAACTTGCTTTCTCGTTCCGCTTGTAGCCAGAGAGAAAAGTGTTGGGGGTGAGGTCACTCAGAGGATAGATTTCTGGAACTGCGTTGAGTGAATTCAACAGCTCCGTCTTCGCTGCTCCTGATGGAGCCACAATGAAACCCCAAACAGGATCACCTGGTAGGCGATTCGCGATCACCAACGCAAGCAAGTACCGAACAACAACATTATCCGGGAGCAAGAGCCAGCGGTTCACAGCCTCTAGGCATTCCGCTGTCGTGATCTTCGCTGGCGTAGCTGCGATTGATCCCGCAGGGGCTGAGACCAACGCTTTCGCCTGTTTCATCAAAGCTCTGAAGCTCTGCTTGAAGATGGCCGTGTCTTTTAGGTAGAGAGCATTGATGTCCTTCACGTCTTTCTGGAATGGAATCACGTGTAGCCGGGCGCCAAAGCTCGCAAGGAGGCTCTTGATGAGCCTCGGACCTGCTTGATCCCCTTCTTGCACACCGTATACAACCGGGATGCCATCGAACCTCGATCGCCATTTCGACTTCCACCCGTTTGAGCCAGGAACACCGATGCACGGGATGTCATGCAGCCAGCAAGTCCAGGCATCGGACTCACCCTCGCATAGAACGACGTAACCGCGCTCCTTCGCCGTGGGCAGCCAGTTCAAACCATACAGTTCGCGTTCTTGACCTCTTGGTGCATGGAATCTGGGTTCCTCGTGCAGACTTATCCGAAGGTTAGTAGTGAGCTTGTTGTGCCGCTCATCGTAATAAGCCATGGACACGGCTGGTTTGTTTTGGTAGGTTGTCCGCGTTAGTCCGAACTCTTTGAGCCTTTCAACATCAATGCCCTTTGCTCTAGCCAGCTGCGGAAGGGTCACCCCTTCGTTTTCCTCGTGCTTGAGTTCATCCAGAAACAGGTCTCGCATCGTCAAGCCAAGCACCCTGACAACATCTTCTGTTCGACAGCCTGCGTGGCAGTGAACGAGAATCTTGTTTCCGTCGAGCCTAATCGCCAGCGAAGCCTTGTGGTCGCTGTGTGCTGGTACTGGGCAACGCGCCATCCACTGACGGGGTTCTGTCTGCCGAACCCCAACTAAGTGTGCTAAGAACTGATCTATTGATCTGAAAGTTTGCACCCCAACACCTTCTCCAGCATCCATCGATGTAAACGCTTCGGTTCTGTCCTACCCCTCTCCCAATTTGATACGCTGCACCGGTCGACACGTACGAAAGCTGCTAACTCTGCTTGCGTCAAACCGTGCGCCAAGCGCCGTTCCCGGATTTGCGAACCTAACTGGCCCATGGTTTCACCTCCCTAGAAAGCAAAAAGCCCCTTCCGGTTAAGGAAGGAGCTTCGGTCGTCCGACCGCTGTCGGCACCTGCTCCTAAGATGTTAAGCGAAACATTCTACATCGTATTGTTCCAGAAGTCAAGTGTTGCGATGAGGAACATTTATCACCCAACGGCGCTGGCAAAGATCCGATCTACCGGACTCGCCTTCGCATGTGCCTCTCGAAGTCCCACTCCAGCCAAGTTCACGTAAATCATCGTTGTCTTGATATCCGAATGCCCCAAGATCCGTTGAAGTGAGAAGGGATCACCTCCGTTCTGTATGTAGTGAGTTGCGAAGGTATGACGGAGGATGTGAGGAGTAACGCGGACGTCTTGAAGTCCCGCCTTCGTCGCTAGCCGCTCAATGATCCGCTCCACGTTGCGGAGGTCGTGGCGATGACCGTTGTTAGTGATGAAGAAAGCCGGATCTGGACAGGAGACACCACGAGCATCTATCCACTTGCGCAGTGCTCGGAAGAGACTCCTACCCATGAAGACGTAGCGCTCTTTACTACCCTTTCCGTTTCGTACCCGAATTGTCCAATTCTGCAGGTTGACATCTTCCAGGTTGAGGCCGATCAGCTCGCTTAGTCGAATCCCGGTGTCCAGAAAGGTGAGCAACATCGTGTAGTTTCGTGCACCAACCCAAGTAGAGCGGTTGCAAGCCTTGAGAAGCCGCTTCATTTGCTCCTCGGAGAGCACCTCAGGATACGTCTGGGGAACCTTGGGAGTATCAACGTTTCGCATAGGGTTTCTTTCGACAACCCTCTCCCGTGCAAGGAAGTTGAAGAAAACGCGAACCGAGCGCATGTGGATAGCGATTGAACTACGCGAGAGGCCCTTTTCCAGTTGCTCAGCTACGAATCCCCTGAGGTGATTTGGCGTAATGGCTTCACTGTCTGTGCCATCGCGGTGGAGATAGTCGGTGAGTTTCTCCAAGCTGCTTTCGTAGGTCTGAAGGGTTCTATCAGCTAATCCCTTGCTCTTGCAGTAGAGCGTGAAGACCTGTACCATCTCATCGAATCTGACCTTTGACATGACCGTATAACTCCCCTTTTTTGGCAGTTGGACGGTCTTGGTGGCAGGGGATCTTCCTTGCCGAGTTTGACGGCCCGCGAAAGAGGAGGATCTGGCTTGCGATCGCATCTTGACAGTGCTGGGCCCCTCCGTTAAAATGAACCACTGATTGGGTCAGATGCCAGCGTAGCTCAATTGGCAGAGCAACTGATTTGTAATCAGTAGGTTGCCAGTTC